GAACTGGATGGCGTTGATGCCGCGCGCCTTGCCCACCAGGCTGATGCCGTCACTGGCGACGCGCGCGTTGAGCCCCTCGGCGATGCGTCCGGCGAGCAAGTTGTACTCGGCGCCGATATCGCGCTTCGCCTCGGTGGGCAGCTTGCGCTGCACGGTGCCGATCGCGCGTTTCTGTGCCAGCAGGATGCGCGCAGGGATCTGCTGCATGTCCTGCATGGCGTCCAGTGCGCCGGTCAGCTCCACCGCGAGGCGGGTGTAACGGCTCATCGGAAGTACCTCGCCACGACGCGCGCCTGCGCGGCGATCACCGCCGCACCTTCGGGCCGGTCAAGGATGGCGATATCCGCCACGTGCATCGCCGTGCATTGCAGCGCACCCAGCAACACTGGCTGCTTGGCGAAATTCGCTACGCACATTTCAATGTCTTCAATAACGCTGTGAATCTGCTGCTGCGCATCGTCCAGATCGGTGCCGATGATGCATTCCAGTAGGATGGTGAAATCACGCACCGGCTTGCCCGGCCGCTCGCGATCGAGGCCAGGACCGGCAATGGGCTCGCTGTAGATCATCAGGCCGAGCGCATCATCACTGCCGCGCTGGCCGTCGGTAATCCAGATATGGGCGCCGAGGTCGGTGAGGTAACCGTTGGTCACGCGGATAGTGGCGAGCTGCGCCTGCAGCGCGAGGATCAGCGACCAGGTGAGCGACGGCGTGGTGACGATGGCTGCACTCCTTTGAAGATCAGCCATGCATCACCACCACCACGACGATGCCGTCGTCGCTGGCAATCTCTTCCACCTTGCTGGTGCCGCCGCGCACGGTGAACGTGTCGCCGCGTTTGGGTTGCCACTCGGCCTTCAGCATGCCCAGCACACGCTTGTTGCCGACCACGCGACCGTACTGGCCCACGTCCTGCACGGCATCGTCAACGAACAGGGTCAGCGATACCGGATCGACTTCGCCGCGCACGACGGTGCCCCGCTCGCCAAGCGCGGCAAGCAAATCACGGTGCATGGCGGCGAAGTCGCTCAACACGCTTAGGCCCCAACCACCGTGCCGAAGCCGGGCGCGATCAGCACGCGGGCGCTGGCATCGCCTACGGCCGCGTCCGCTTCCACCACGATGCCGGCATTGGCCACATCACCGGCCACGCCAGCGCCGACAATGAAAGCCTTATCCGCCACCGACCAGGTGACGCGGGTGCCTTCCGGCATCGCGATGCCGGCTTTCTTGGGCAGGGTGAATACGCCGTTGGCCAGCATCGTGCCGGTGGCATCGATGGCGATGTTGGTGGCGGCAACGGCAACCAACGCACCGGCGACAATGACGTCGTTAACGTTGATGGCGGCACCGCTGTGGTTGGTATGGTCAAGCGCTTCGCCAGGCTTGAGGTATCGCGTGGTCATGGGATCTGCTCCGAAACGTAAGAGAGGTGTGCCGCAGTGGCGCGGGCGGCCCGCGCCACGACATGGGCAATTACTTGCCTGGGTTCTTGTGGATGCCGCGCCAGCCCACGGCGGCGACGCCGTAGCGATGGGCCGCTTTCCACGCGATGCCGTCACTGCGGAAATTCAGCTCCTGCTCCAGCGTCGGCGTCTGGACGCCGTCGAGGAACGCGACCTCGAACACGGCCTCGGTGGCGGAGTCGGCCAGCGCGTACCACGGATCGCCCGCCAGGCGCGGCGTGTCGATGAGGTCCTTAAACTGATTCATCACCATGTTCGGACGCTGCAACTTGTTCGGCGTGTCCGGGTCGTACTCGGCGCGATTGATCACGCGCGCGGGGCCGCCGAGCGCCAACGGGCCGAGCCAGATGGCCGGAGTGATATCGAGGAAGTCGTTACCGCCCGGATCCATCTGCCCGGCCATCGCGGTGCGTGCCGCATCGAAGCTGGCGACGCTCGGCACGCTGCCGGTCGCGGCGATGTTGCCGTGGTCGACGTGAAACAGCGGCTTGCCGTCGTTCATCGTCGGGCCGTTGCCGCCGTTCGCGGCGAACAGGCTGTAAACGTCTTTTTCGATGGTGCGGCCCGCGGCCTGCCCCAGCGCGCCGGACACCCGGATCAGCGCACCGAGGTCGTCATTGATCAGCACTTCCGGGGTGATCTCCAGAATGCGGCCCTTGCGCTTGCCCTGGATGGTTTCCTTCGCGCCATCGCCCAGCACGCCGTTCTCATACTCGCCGCGTTCATTGGCCACTTTCAGATCGCTAAACGAGCTGAGGTGATAACGGCTGTGCGGGCGGTAGTCGATCAAGGTGCCGATGGTGCAGAAGCGCATCCAGGTGAATGCCGAGGCGGAGTAGCCGCCAAGCAGCGCCTTGTGCAGCACGTTCTCCAGCAGCACCGGGAAATCGCTCGTGGTCTGACCGCCCGCGGCCAGCGCACGCTGGGCAATTTCCTCGCGGCCCATGTGGCGGGTATTGGCGCCGGCGCGGACCAGCATCTGCTCGGCCATGCTGATCAGTGAGGCACTGCCGAACGGATTACCCTGTCGTGCGGCCACGGCGGCGTCGCCATGGATCAGGCCATAGCGCGCCATCAGCAGCTGCTCCGCCGCGCCGCGCATCTTGTCGTTTTCGCTGGCGCCCATCTGAACGTGCATCGTGCTGCCCGCCGGCTCGGCGGCGCCGCCAAGGATCGGCAGCAAGCTGGCACGCACGCTGTCGACGGTGGCCGAGGGATCCGCCAACGCGGCGGTGTACAGCGCACTGACACCTTCACGGCGCATGTAAGGCTCCAGCACAGCCTTGATCTCCTCGTTGCGGGTGCGCAGCGCGGCGTGGACGTCGGCGACGGTCGCGGCAGAGCCGGCGCCACCTTCGCCACCGTCCGCGCCGAGCTTGTTGCGGAAGCCCGCGGCAAACAGCTTGCGAAGTTTCATATCTACGTCTCCAGAGTCGGCCGTGGCGGCCGTGGTGAGTGCGGCCATCAGGGCCTGTTGACCGCTGGCGGATGCCAGCGCCTGTTCAAGGTGTTGCGCATCGAAACCCGCCGGCATGCGCATGCGCGGCTTGGCCTGTTCGGGCAGCGCGGCCGGATGACGGGCAGCAGCGGCCACAGCGATCTGCTTGATGTGATCGGGCGCACCGGCAAGCAGGCGATGGACGCCAGCGGCGCGAGCGTTCGCGTTCTGGTCGTCCGTCTCGTCGCCGAGGTCGGCGGTGACGTCGACCAGAGCGTCAGCGAAACCCTCGGCGACCGATTGCTCGCCGGTGTAATAGTGGTCCTGACCATCCGACAGCAGCGCCAGCATGTCGGCGTTGGGCTTGCCGGTTTTGTTCGCATAGGCGCCAGCCATCGCCTGGGCATAGGTGTCCAGCACGTCGGCCATGACCCGCATGTCCTGCGCATTACCCTGCGCGACGCCCCACGGTGCGTGGATCATCAACAGCGAGGTGGCCGGCATCTGGATTTCGTCGCCAGCCATCGCGATCAGGCTGGCGCTGGACATGGCCACACCGTCAACAGTGACCACCACCCGAGCACGGTGCCGCTTGAGCGCGTTATAGATGGCGATGCCGTCGCTCACGCTGCCGCCATAGCTGTTGATCCGAACATTGATCTGCGTGGTGTTGCCAGGCAGCGCCTGCAGCTGCTGCACGACGCTCAGCGCGGTGACCGATTCGCCCCACCAGCTGTCGCCGATATCGCCATACACCAGCAACTCGGCCTCGGTGGTGTTGGCGACCGGGCGCAGCACCATCAGCGGGCGGATCGTGGGCACGTTGCCATCGGCGGCGGCGAATGCACCGCAAAGGCGCGCGTGCGGCGAGCAGGCCGCCATCAGGCCAGCAATGGCAAGTGAGAGGGAGTGTTTACGCATGGGCTGTGGCCTCGGGGGTGGCGACCTGTTCCGGCGTGTCCTCGGCCAGTGGTGGCTGCTTTTTGTAAGTGGGCTGGGCGGTGGGCGCGTCTTGCGTGACGATGCCGGCGGCCTTGAGGTCGGCCTGCCATTTACCCTGACTGCGGATCACGTCGGCCGGGTTGCGGCCCTGCCGCTGCACGATCTCGGCGCCGCTGATGTAGCAGCGGTCCTCCTGCATCTGCCAGCCGGTGACCTCTTTGATTGGGTCAATCCACGGCATCACCGGCGGCATGTACACCGCATGGTTGAGCTGGGCAAAGCTCATGCCCTTGACGGGCTTGATCAGTCCGCCAGCGAGACATGCGGCAACAAACCGGCGGTACACCTCGCTGGTGCACTGATCAATGAACGCCTGACGAAGCACGCCATAGGCGGCGTCCTGTTCGACCAGCTCCTGTCGCTGCGCGCTATAGGTGCCGTTGTAGTTTTTGCTGGCGCTGCTGTTGCTCACGTCGGTACCGCATGCCACCGCGCGAATCTGACCATCGCGCCAGGTCACGGCGTTCGGGTTCGGTCGGTTGCTGTCGATGGTTTCCACCGACTCGCCCGGCAGCAGATCGTCAAAGATCATGCCCGGGGCAAAGTTCATGCTGCGAGGCTGGCCCGCTTTTTCGGGCTCGTAGCACTGCGCGTCACCTTTCTTGATGACGGCGGCCATGCTGGCAGCGATGCGTGCGGCAATGCGCTCGCTTTCCTCATAGTCTTTCAGGTCATCGAGGCGAGCCAACACGCTCGCGAACAGGCTGACGCCACGGCGCTGGCCGATGCGGTCCACCAGCTTGATGTGCCCGACGCGATCGGTGGCCAGGCGCTTGAGCGTGGGCATAGCCACGAACGGATCGCCGGGGTGTTGCTTGTAAAACCAGTAGCCCTGCGGTTTGCCCCATGCATCAATCTCGATGCCTTGGATAATGTTTTTCTGACTGTCGTTGTAGTCGATCGGCAGCAGGTCGGGCTCCAGCAGCTCCAGCGAAAATGGCACGTTGGTGCCGTGGCTGAGCTTGGGCACCGATCCTTCGAGGTATTGCCACAGGCCCTCGCCATCGCGAAACCACGTGCGCGCCATCAGCTGTTCAGCACGGGCGCGGTTCAATTCGCCGGTGACTTCCGGCTGAAGGCTCCACTGGTGCCACAGCTCATCCAGCTGCTTGGCCAGATCCATCAGCACGTTGCCATCGGCATCACGCGGCTGCGGCTGCACACCGATGCCGGTGGGGCCGACCACGTTGCGCACCAGCGTGTTGAGAATGCCGCGACTCAGGTCGTGGTTGCGGTCGAGGTTGCGCGCCATGTCGCGCAGCTCCCGATGCGCCAGGCCGGCCACGTTGTTGCCGCTGCCAAAGTCACGCTGCCGCTTGCGCAGGCGCGAACGGTTCACCGCGTCGTAAGCGTTGCCATACGCTTGAGCGCGCAGGCGGTTATGTGCGCGACTGGCCGCCCACGATGGAGACAGCGCGAAAATCGCGCGCTCGATGAGTGCCGGTTTTTTCGCCGCGCTCATCGGCCGCGCAACGGATCATCGCCCTCGCCGCCCGCGGGCGCCATGGGCATGCCGGAAAGGTTGGCCAGCGAGACGCCGGCCCGTCCACCACCGCGTGACTCAGCGGCAGCCTTGCGCTCCCATTCACGGCGTCCCGCTTGCACCATGGCCAGATCGGCGCGGGTTAGCTCCCGGTCGCCCCAGCGGAATTTTTGACCGCGAAGAATCGCCGACTCGGCGGCGAGGTAACTGGCAAGCATGTCGGAAGCGGTGGACATGCTCGCAAGCATCGCGGACATCGTGTGCCATGGTTACCGGAAAGCTGGCACACTTTGATTCGCACATTAATTAGTCAGACGGCCAAAAGCATGAAGGTTCTGGACAAACTCGAGCTCATCGATCGCATCGGCAGAGAGCTGCAAAGCCGAATGTCGTACGGCGAAATTGACACCTACTTACGAGCCCACGGCGTTGACACTAAGAAGCCAACCTCGGGGGTGAACAGTAAGTGGGTCTACACCAAGGAACTACTCTCTGATGAAAAAGATCCGCTCGTTGTGCGGATAGCCGATGAACTTGAGCTCTCCCATAACTACACCGTCGCGGATTCAAGTACGACACTAGAGGCCACGTTTTGGGAGCCTTTCCATTTCAAGCTGTTCCTCAGCCACCTGTCTAGCTTCAAAAAGACGACCGGCCTGCTGCAGGCGGCGTTACGCAACTACGGAGTCTCAGCGTTCGTTGCACACGTTGACATTGAGCCTACCAAAGAGTGGTTGGACGAGATCGAGGCAGGGCTCTACTCCATGGATGCCTTGGCTGCAATCCTCATGCCCGGATTCAAAGAGAGCAATTGGACAGATCAAGAAGTTGGAGTTGCCGTTGGTCGCGGTGTGCTGGTCATTCCTATCATCCGAGGACTGAACCCATATGGGTTCATTTCCAAGTACCAAGGCCTTCAGGCTGAGGGTAAGACGGTAACGAGCGTTGCCGAGAGCATCTTTCGAGTCCTGGTTTCGTCGCCAAAGACCCGCTCACGCATGTTGTCCTGTCTCATTGACACAACAATCCGAGCAGCTTCCGCAGACGAAGCGCTAGAAAAGCTAAAGTACATCGCTTCCGTCGAAAGCATGCCAATCGCATACTTAGAAAAACTACGAGATAGCGCCACGTCCTCGGTGGCTCTTTCGTCGGGAGATCCGCTTAAGCAACTAAACGACCTTCTGTCGAAGCACAAACTCAATCCCGTCGAGACCAACCAGACACCCGAACCATTTGACGACGATGACATTCCGTTTTAGCCGTTGGATCAGCCTATCAAGTTTTCTTCGTTGGCCGGCTGGAATCCTCGAGGTCGTTTAAAAATCTTCTGAGCTGATTCCACGAGTGCGTTGCATGGCCCGGAGAATATTCGGCATAAGGGTACGTCTAGCTCTGCTCACGAGAAGGACGAGAGCTGATAAAGTCGGCGGACGACTTTTTGGCGATAGAACTTGGGGGCGGGAAGTGCCGAACAAATGGTTTTCTAATAGGGGGCAAGTCTTACAGTGGTTGACCGCAGCGGCTTCTCTCGCTCTTTCAGCCATCTCAAAAGTGGCGAACGCTCTACCTTGGATGGTCCCGGCCCTATTAGGAGTCGCGGTCGGAATGGCCATTAGCCTCGCGGTCCAATGGAGCCGCCAGCGGCGAAGGAAGAACCCGCTTGTGATCGAGAAGACCCAGTTTGTAACTGACGACCGCGCTGAGATTTCATTCAAACGAAAACTTCGCATTACGGTGCGTAACGCAAGCGACGATACCATCATCGTAGGTCCGAAAACGAGGTGGATTGAGGGGGATCTGCATGTCGACACGGTCGAGGAACATTACTGGCAATTGGAGGGTCCCCGTGGCCAGCGCAATGATGATTGGCGCAAGGAAGCCAACCGCGTCGAGATCGCCCCAGGACAATACGCCAGAACCTGGATTGGCTTGCCTGTTAGTGCGGTCCAGAGCGAAGTGGAGCGCTTAGTGAAAAGCGGTAAGGCTGGTGCCATTTCGGTCCAGACAGGGGCTATCGGAGTCCTTCAGATCAATATCAAGGGCGCTTAACTACGTGCGAAGACCTGGCCGGTCCCGTTGCTCTCGGATTGAAGGAATCGCACTAAATGCGGAACGTCTACTCAAGTAGACGATAGAACGTCCGCCGACTGATGCTGAAATCCTTGAGGATCTTCTTGATTGGCTGGCCAGCGTTGCGCGCTGCGAGGATGGCTTCGACGTTGCGCCGCATATAGGGTTGCGGAATATACAGCTCATCCCCTCCGTACCGCTGCTGCAGGTGGCGCACGACAGGTGCCGCGTACCGACTTGCCTCATCGAAATCCAGGCCCAGCGATTCCTGCAGCGCGACGGCCAGCTCGTCTTGCAGCGCTTCGGCGACATTGAATTGCCTGGTCACCGGCGGCTCAACCAATCAGAAGATGCGAAAGGGTTATTGCTACCGCGCACAGGAAGTCCGGACACCGAACTTTCGCGAGGTTCAAGCCGCGTTTGGTCGGTTGCACTATTCAGGCCCTTATCAGGCCCCTCTTTTTGAGCAAGACGAGCCTCGCGCGTATCCCAGTCCAACTTTGTCAGACGGTGCAAGCGCAATTCAGGATGATGGGCAGCGGCGTACGCATACACCCACGTGTCGAGCGGTTCGTTGCGAGGGCCACCGCGCTTCTCGAATCGGTTTTTGCTCGGGTTGTAGGTTTCCGATACCAGGCCAGCGAAGTATTCCGACGGCAGATCCTCGCTGAGGTGCACCAGGCGCGCATCGGCCGGCTTTTCCGCATCCGTGCTTAGGCGGCTGTAGAGCAAGTGTTTCACTGCCACGGTGCCAACGTGATAGATGGTGACGCCGCGCTTATCGTATTGGCCGCGCCAGTTGACGTCGTGAAGCTTGCCTTTGCTGAGCACCGGCGCATTGTTGTTGACAGCACCAAAGATGACCATCGGCCGGCGGATGCGACGCGATCGGGCGAAATGCTTGACTGCCTCCGTACGGTGACCACCGCCATCGATTGCAGTGGCTTCCACACGCAGCACACCGCCGCCGGCATGCTCCATCGGACGGTTAAGCAGATCGGTGAGGTCATCCCACACCTTGTCCTCGGCCGGATCGCCGGGCAGCTCGATGTAGTCGAGCGTCCAGCTGGCCAAGCCCCGGCCCCAACCGATGATGTGAACCGCCAGGCGGTTGTCCTGCGTATCGACGCCGGCGGTGATGGCGAGCACGCCGAGCTGCGCGCTACGCAGTCGATAGGTTTCTGCGCGATCGGCGATGGCGTTGTGCTTGACCGCACGCATCGCCGGATCCTCCCAGGCTTCGGCCAGGCGGTCGTTGACGAAGGTCTTGAGCTTGGCCGGATCGTTCTGCGCATCGCGCCACATGTTGGCCAGGTCCAGCCACCGAGGACCAAGGCCGATGGAGTAGTACAGGCAATTCAGTGTGTAGCCCCGCACCTTGCGCTCGGGGTACGTGGGCACCCAGCGGCCGGCGGCGATCATGGCGGTCTTGTGGTGCTCGTCGATGCACACGCCGCACTCGCGACAGACATACCAGCACTGGCGGCCATCCGGCGCCCAATGCAGACCGCTCCACTCGAACGGCTGCTCATGCCCGCAGTCAGGACAGGCCACGTGGTAAAAGCGCTGGTCGCTGATTTCCCATTTCGCATCGATACGACTGATGCCCTTGATGCCGGGCGTGCCGATGTAGAGGCGCTTGTACGTCGCAGGGAACGCAGAGGTGCGGCCGTCGAGCATGGCCGCCGGATCGTCGCCGCTGGTGAGGTTCGCCGCGAAGTCATCGAACTCGTCGACGATCAGCGTGCGCACGCTGGTGGACTTCAGACGGCTCGGGCTGCCGGCGTGTTCGAGGTAGAGCTGACCGCCGGCGAAGTCTTTGAAGGTGCGCGTGTTGCTACTGTCTCGGCTGGCCACGCTGGTGAGCGCGCGCTGCGCCGCCGGCGTTTCCTCGAGCATCGGGTTGAGCTTCTGCGCCACCCACTTGTTCATGCTCACCTCGCCGGGCAGGCAGACCATGATCGGACCCGGGTTGTGGTCCATGGTGTAGCCCAGCACGTTGATCGCGGTCTCGGTCTTGCCGTCCTGAATCGGGAACTTGAGCACCGCCTCCTGCACCGAGCTGCGCGCGCTCATGCAGTCCATCGGTTCGCGCAGCGGCGGGTTGCGGTGCGTACGCCACCGGCCCGGCTCCGCGCTGCCCTTGCTGGACAGGAAGCGCTCCGCGTCCGCCCATTGCGAGACGGTAAGCGGCTTGCGCGGTGCCAATGCGCGGGCGATAGCGGAAGCGATTCGAGGAACACTAGCAGCAGTCATATGAGCACATCGCTCAGATCGCTGCCCTTGTTTTTCATCCAACCATGCGTCATAGAATCAGCCAGACACTTGGCTTTGCTTTGGGGAACGTTGAAATGGCTACCGGATATTACAAGACGACCTGCCCGCACTGTGGGACTAAGAATGCCGGCTTTACTTCGCACGCTCAGAGAGAAATGGCGACAAGGAGCGGTGCAGAATTCAATGTCTTCATGACCTGCAATGCGTGCGCGGGCGCAATCATCGTAAAAGTCTCGGACCCCACTAGAGGTGTTGGGCCAATGGCCTACCAAAAAGACACCAACATGAGCGATGCAAGCCAGTTTTTCGTGCGCGATGTATACCCAAAAAGTGTCGAACCTGCTGCGCCCGCTGACACTCCAGCAGCTATAGCCAAGAGCTACGTTGAAGCCGAAGACAATCATCTTGCAAAGAGGTTCGAAACTTGCGCCATGCTCTGCAGAAAGGCTATGGACTTGGCCACGAAAACTCTTCGAGGAGATGTCGCCAAGTCTGAAAATCTCTACCAGCGCATCGAGGAGCTCAAAAAAATCGGGCTCATCACGAATGACATGGCGGCATGGGCACATGCGGTGCGACTTAATGGCAATGACTCCGTGCACGGTGACGATGAAATCAGCGAAGCTGAAGCCAAGGACCTCTTGAACTTCACTCAGACATTCTTGCTCTATGCATTCACGTTGCCGGCGATGGTCGGAAGACGACAAACGGGTGCAACTGGCTAGCGCAAAATTCATATAGCTCCCCGCTCGGCGATATTGGCGAACTGGCGCGAGGTTTCCTCCAAGGCGTGCTGGATTGCTTCTGCCAAGGTGGCGCGCGCTTGTGCCTCGTCGGTGATGGCGGCCAGTTGCGGGCCGAGTACATCGGGTAGGCTTTCCAGGCGAGTGCGCAGCGTGGCGGCGGCATGGGCCACGGCCACGGCAACTTCGTTGGCATCCATCAGCTTGCCGATGGCGACCTCGTAGGCACGCTTGGCCTCCATCGCGAGGTAGCGCTCGCGCACTGCGCGGGAGGCTTGGTAGGTGCTGCCAGCGCGATCCTGCGCAGGAGCCGGCTCAGTGACCGCACGTGCCGCCTCGTGCGCGGCACCGGCGGGTGCATCGGCGGCGTTGCCCTGCCCCGCCCCCTTGGACGCGCGCTCCGCGGCGTGGTGAGCGACAACACCGGACTTACTCGGGTCGGCTGTATCGCGCAGGCGCTGCTGGCTAGCGGCAACCTGCACGCGCTTGCTGTCGTCCGTGAGTACCAGGCGGCCAGCGTGGCGCAGCGCCGTGACCGCCGAGGGCTTGATGCCGAGGATGTTGGCGAAGCCAGCGAAGCTGGCGGTTTCAGGCAGGTTCAAAGGGATGGCTCCACTACCACTTCCCCTTTCAAGGCAAGCGAAAAAAAGAGAGGACGAGCGCACGCGTAGGTGTGTGCGGTATGCGGTGCGGTACGTCGTGCGGTATCAAATGGCGCAGCAGCGCGGCTGTGCGGCATGTGCGGATACACAGCGCACGCATGCAGGTGCGCGGGTGCGCGCGCAGATGTGCGCACGCCCGCACGTAGAGGGGATGCCGTACATGCCGCACAGCCTAGTGCCACAAGGGATAGATGCCGCACGCGATGCCGCACACCATGGCGCACATACCGCACAGAGGCAGGCAGTTCATCCCTGATCGTCAAGGCGACCGTGCAGTCGCGGCGGGCGCGGCGATCAGTCAAAGGACTCACCCTTGTAGACGCTGACCGAACGCTTGAAGGCGCTGATCTGATCGCCGAGCCAATTGGTCTCCGATTCACCCGGCGGCAGTTCGACACCGCGGAACAGCAATACGCCGTGAGGACCCTTGGCACCATCGGCGGCGGTGTATCGTTTCCGCCCAGCACGCACGTTGTGCTTGCGCTCCAGGGCATTGATCAGTCGAGGCATGGGCCCAGGCCGCTGCCCAGTACGCGCGCACCAGACCTTGTAGAGGTCGTACACGTCGGTACTGAGCGCCGGGCGCGGCTTGACCCCGTGGATATCGCCAGCGCAAAGCTCGTTATGGAAGCGGCTAGTGCTGTCCAGGCTGAGGTTGATGAGCTCGCCCTTCGCATCGGTGTAGGGCGGCAAGACGCCCGGACCAAAATCGCCGGTGTCGTGGTGCAGCAGGTAGTCATGCAACGCGGCGACGCCACCATGCGCGACCTCGTCCATCACTTCGCGGTAAAAGTCGGGGCCGAGCTTTGCTGGCGTCCAGATGACGGCGTGCCGGCGGTCGTCCTCTTCCAGCACCACTGGCATCGCTTCGTTCGACAGGAACACCACGTTCACGTGATTGCGCTCGTCGTACGCCGCCATGTTCTTCGGGTTGATGCGGATCCACTCGCCGGTGATGAACGCCTTAAGCTTGTTCTTGACGTGGTACAGATCGGAGCGCGCCACCACCTCGTCGGCGATCAGGAACAGCCGACGGCTGGCCCAATCGTTGAAGCGGTCCTCGATCGCTGTCTGGTCGATGACACGACCGTACTGACCGTAGATCGCCATGATCGCTTCGAAAAACATGTTTTTGCCGGTGCCCTGCGGACCATGCAGCACCAAGGTGGTTTTCATCTTGGCGCCAGGGTGCTGGATCGGATACGCGATCCAGTTGAGCACCCATTTGTAGAGGGTCTGCGGCGCACCATCGTCGCTGCACATGTAGCGCAGCAGCTCGAGCAGCTTCTCGCACCGGCCGGCCTTCGGCTCGGTGGGCCAGCCAGCCCACAGATTGCACTTGATCGCGGGATCGTCACCCGCCGGATCGAAGCCGACCTCACGCACGCGCACGATGTCGCGGTCGGGGTGCTCCGACCACGCGCGGTGAATCTCGCGGGATATGCACGCGTCGCGCATATCGCTGAGCGCCAGCAGGCAGTGCTCCTGCCGATCGAACACGGTGCCACCCTGCCCGTACACCAACGCGAAGCGCTCGAGCAGCTCGTCGATCGTCTCGATCGGGCTTAGGCCATCCTTCCCCTTCCCCCCTTTGGCGCGGGCACGCGGGCGCAAGACGGTGACGTTGCTCCACCCCAGCTCCGAGAGACGGCCCTCGACCTGCGTGCGCACCACGTGCAAACCTTCCGCGACGTGGAGATCGTTGAAATCGGACCGCTTGCGACCGTGATGCAGATAGCCCTCGCGGCGACCTGCCTCGTCAGCGAACACGGGGCGCATCCACGCACCGCTGACCTCAAGAGCCGACGCGCTGGCGCAGATGATGCCCGTGTTGTGGCGCTCGTGATCCTTGCCGCAGCACGGGCAGTGCTGCGGATTCACCGGCAGCAGCAGACTCGCCTTGCAATGTTTGCACTTAGCGAAAATGTCGTCATCCGCGCACAGCAGAATCTTGGCCAGCTTGTAGCGCTTGTGCAGTGCCACGGCGACCGGCGCCAGGTTGCCTGCGTCGAACGCGACGGCGACCGGCAGCCCAGTCGCTTCGTGCAACGTGGCGGCGGTGGCGTAGCCCTCGGCCATCAGCACGATCCACGACGGCGAACCGATCAGATGGAAATGGCCCTTCTTGGCGAGGCCGGCGGGCCAGAAGTCCTTATCACGGCCATTTATTTTGGACGGCCGAATGATCTGCAGGCCGTGAATCTTGCCGGCGGTGTCGAGCATCGGTACCGCGACAGCGCCGCTGGGTGAGAACCGCAGGCCGTGGGCCTGCACACCCTTGCGCGCGAGGTAATCCGAGTCGCCCGTCGGCGCGCACTGTGCCCACGTCTTTGTGGCTTGCTGCGCGGCGCGTTCGGCTTCGGCGGCGCGCATGCGATCGGCGCGCTTCTTGTCCTCAGCCATCCGGGCGCGCAGGCTCTCGCGCTGCTCGGCCGTGAATTCAGACTTGCGCAGTTCGATCTTCTGCGCGTTGTTGTTCTGGCCCTGCCAGATACCGAAGCTACCAACGATCAACAGGTCGCCGGAGTGACCCTGCAGCTCATGCAGCATGTACCAGCCGCGCCGCTCGCGATCGCCCTCGGTCCGGCAGCGCACCAGGCGCCCGATTTGCAGATCGTCCACGACCAGACCGGCACCGCGTAGCTGGTCGAGCACATCCCCGTAGTTGCCCGCGGCCATTCAGTTACTCTCAGCCGCGCTGTGTACACAGGAATCGCGGCCGTGCAACCCGCATGCGGGCCAGCCCAGGGAGGACCCAAGCCCGGCCAGCTGTGTCTCGTCGCCACGCGCGAGCATTTGCCCTACCTGATTCACGGGGAGCTGGGGCGAGGAGAAGCTCACGTCGACCCCTGCATCGCGCTGCGCAACTCGATCAGCACCGTCAGCAACGTCGGGCCACGGCCCCGCTTGTCCCTCGCCCAGGTGCCGCGCAAGTACGGCGAGCAATGCTTCAACATCAACTTGTCGGCATGGCTCTGCACCCACACGACGACGATGGACCGACACGGCATGACGTAGAGGCGTACGCCTGGCCCGCGCCACGCGCGATCGGTGATCACACCAGCCAGACGCGGCAACGACGAACCGCCACCACCAATGCAGGCGGAAGCACAGACGCCCACCGGCAGTTGCGGCGGGCGTGTCATGGGCAAAGCTTCAACGGCAGCTGCGGCTGGCGCGGTGTGTTCAACGCCTGCAGCTCGGCGCGCGCCTGCGCTACTTGTTCGGGCGTGACGCCGTGGGTCAATGCTCTGGAGATTTGCTCCACGGCGGCGAGCATCGCTGCTCGCTCGGAGGGTTTGAGCGGGCATGGTGTTAGCCGTGCGCGCGCGGTGCCCACCGACGCGCCTCCTGCTCTTGTGCGGTCAGGCAATCGACGCACAGCCGCGCGCCGAGCTGCTGACGCATGCCGCTGATCGGCTCGCCGCAATCCGGCCTCTCGCAGTGAGCCAGTCCCTGCGACGGCGCGCGGCGTGCCGCTAGCGCGTGGTCTATTTCTTCTTGCTGCCGCTTCTGTGCAACATCAATCACGTCCACGTACCGCCCCCTTGTTATGCGACCGTGGCCGCATCTGAATGACCTTGCCCTGCACTACTGGCCGCAGGAATCGCTTTGCCAGCCAATCCTTTGCAAGTTGCGTGGTGAGCTGTTCAACGGTGATGCCTTTGGCCTCGGCGATCCGCTCGAATTGGCGGTGCTCTGCTTCAGTTAAGGCGACGTCTATATCCGGCACATGCCCTCCTTCAGGCCCCGCAAAAGGGCCTTCAGGCAGCCTGCGTGTGGTCGTTAACCTGTGACTCGACACCAGCGACGCAAGCCATCAAGACCTCCCGGATGAAGGCCGCGCGCTGGCGATGGTTGAATCGAGCAACCGCATCAACCAAAGCCAGCTCCTCGTCGTTGAGGCGAACCTTGATCTCGCGATCGCGCACATGAGTGGGGTCGTCGTACATGACTCAATCACCTCGGTCTAAGGGCATGAAAAGAACAAAAGGCAACCCGCAATCCACTTCAGCCCGCCTCTTGCCAGGCAGCCGTCGCGGCCGCGCCAAACACATCGGGACGCAGGTCGTGGCGCGTCACTTGACCGCCGGTGACCTGCTCGATCGACAGGCATCGTTCGGCGGGCACCTTCCCGCGCTTGCGCCAGTCAGAGATCGACGGCGAGCGGATCCGCAGGGCCGACGCGAGGGCGTCCTGCGTACCCATCACTTCGCATGCTTTGTTGAGCGCGGTGTTTTTCATAGTGAGGATATTATTAGGTCATTCCTAATAATAAGTCAACAAGGCGAACCTAACAAAAAGTCGGGGATAATTTAGGCCATGCCTATTCATCCGCCCGCGCACGATCCGCAAGACTTTGCTTTGCGCCTGAAAGAGGCCATGACCGATGTCGGCCAGAACATCGGACATGGCGCCGGAACGATTCTCGCCAAGCGCCATAAAGCCAGCACCGTCACGGCTAACGCATGGCTCAATGGCACTCACATGCCGTCACCCGATCGCGTACGCGCTATGGCCGTCGATTACAGCGTGCGGTTTGAATGGCTGTATTTCGGCCAGCTGCCCAAACGCGAAAGTTCACAGCACGCTGGCGACGGCGCCCCTGTTCCACCGCTCGCTCTCACCCCGCGCGAGCTGGCCCTGGTGCGGAGCTACAGATCGGCGAATGAGGCCATGCAAGACCTGGTCGACAAGGCGCTAGAACCTGCGACAAAGAACCGCGCAACCCGTAAAAAATAGCAGGTTGACCGTGTTTGATGGTTGAAACGGAAGTTTTTACGCGTCACTATCTGGCCCCTTCCAACAGGGTGGAACAGTGACCGTATGCACGAATCCGAAGATGCGCGACTAACGACCTACCGCCAAACCCAGCCCAAACCGCCCCCTAGCGTGACGACTGCCGATGTACCCGTACTCTCGCCGCGCGAGGTCGCCATGATCCTCAATTTTCGCGCCGCCGACGAAGTCACCCAGGCGCATGTGCGCACCCTTCTTCATGGCGCACCAGCGCCCATCGAAACACCATGAAGCACTTTTCGGATCGCCACCGCTCAGCGGGCTTGGGTCCAACAAGCGGGCACCGCCGGCGGCACGGTGGCGCTCGCCACGATAGCGAGCCATCAGACCTTCTGCGTCGTTTCATTGGTCATACCGACCAAAGTCTCGCACCGTAAGCACGGCATAGCCTTCGTTTTACGTCGAAGCATATTAGGCCCGACCTATTGACTAAAAGTTAGGTCGTACTTAATATTCTCCTCCGGCCGCCCTACGCGGCTTTGGAGGGCACCATGATCGAGCGAGTCATTGCACACGAACCAGGCCGATTCACCCGCTGCCGCAACTGCAGCCAGGAGCCGCGCCATATCCGCGCCGCCGGACGCAGTAGCAAAGAGGCGGTGCAATTCATCGCCGCCGGCCAACGCCACACCCTCGAGTGCCGCTGTGGATCCCGCACCGCTCGCCACGAATGCCTCGGCGCCGCCGAAAGCGAATGGGGTACCGATTACGCCCAGCTTTCGCTGCCACTGCGCGCACCACGTCGCCGTCGTGTCAGGGGCGCCGCATGAACTCGCATCCGCTTCGCCAGCCTCAGGCCATCCGCAGCTATCAGACTAAGCGCATCGACCTTAGAGCCATCGAGCGTTCATGGGGCAATTCCGCACCGCCGCACCTGGCGTGGATCGCTCCGCCGCACAAGAGCCGATGGGCGCTCGTGCTTCTCGCCTTTCAGGCATTCATGGATCAAACCGCTGAGGCCAGCTGGCGGCTGCATGACGGCATGCCCGCCGTGTGGACATTGGTGGGCATGATGGTGCTGACCGCCAGTGGTGCTGCAACCGTATGCATCGCCACCATGGCGTTCGGGTATCAGCCATGAGCCAGAACCAGCCCAAACTCCCTCATGCATCCGCTGTCGCGAACCGTGCCGTTACCGAACTGATCATGCGCGGCGAAGTAAAACTCGCCAGAGAGTTGGCTGCCATCCACCGCGCCTACCTCGCTCTGGTGCGCGCGCTGCACGCTGAGAAGGAAGCACCTACCCAAAGCCTGCAGGTCGCCGAGCGGCAAAAGCTGCATCAAGCGATGGACCTGCTGCGTGGTGGTGCCAAGCCATGACAGGCGCACTCACGCATCCCATGTTTTTTACAGGTGTGATGGTCAGCGCTCTCGCGCTGGTTTTGCACATCGGCATCCGCAACGAAGGCTGGCTTCCCACGTTCCGCCAGCTGCGCATCCGTCGTGCACTGATCATTGGCTTGCTGGCGTGGGGCCTAGCGGTATTGCTCACCCCTTAATGCAGAGCGCACTTGCCGAGGCCCAAAACGCATGAGCAACAAAAACACCATCGAGGCCCGTGAGCATTCAGACGTCGTGGCCCGCATCACCGGGGAGCGCTTCTGCCACAGCGCCAACCACTGGACCAAATCGCCAACCACTCTGCGCAAGGGCCGACGAATCTGCCAACCCTGCCAGCTGCGCCTGAGCGCGCTGCAGAAGAAAAAATCCCGCAGTACCAACCCGTGAATGCTTCCGAACAAATGCACAAGCAAGCCCAACTCGCCGTCCTGACAAGCATGAGCGCGCTCACCGCGATCGGCCACGTCGACCAGGCCCTGCTGAACGCCAGGCACGGCCGCATCGACAAGGCCGTTGTGCTCGATCTCGAAAAGGCCAAGGCCGCGCTGCAGCGTTCGATGCTGCACGCAGAGCAGACCCGCCGTCGTCTAGTTCGGAAGGCCAACACCTTGGATCAAGAAATGCGTGCCAACTCACACGACACGGCGATGGAGGCCAATGCAGTATGACCGCACACGCCGCCAACGATCCGACGATGAATCTGGAACAGGCCGCCGACTTCATGCACCTTGGTTACAAGGCCATGAAAGACCTGGTCGACAGCGGCGAAGTGCCCGCGCTGTCGCTCAATCAAAAGCACACCATTCTGCTCCGCGAGGATCTGATTTCCTACGTGCGTGAACAGGGCCGCAAGCAAGCCGACAAGCGCAGGGCACGCAACCAACCGCCCAGCACAATCGTACCGGCGATAGCGCGCAGGCGCGGTGGCAAGCTGACCTTGCCCAACCTCGACGCTTACGAAGTCACCACATCTCCGCAGCGAGGTTAGATCCACGCAGATTCGCGTAGCGGGCCAGCTGGCTCATGCTCTTGTGTCCGGTGATTTTGGCGATTTGCATGTCAGACAGCTT